CAGACCGCGAGCCATACGAAAAAATGAAAAGGGACTTTGTTTACCAATTTCCAGAAGCACAGATCATCGCGGCTAATTCGGCTGTAGTAACCCAGAAGCTACAACAAATGGCATCAGGCTTTTGTTATCACACAGAACGAACACCCTCTAGTACCGCAGGGCAGTTTGATTCGGTTAAAACGCCGGTATGGTTCTCAGACCACCGATTTGAGTCACTAGACGATCTTTTAGCAGAGAATCAACACGCTAATACGTTACTTGTTTACAACTACAAAGAAGAACTAGAAGAACTTAAACGCCGCTACCCTCACGCCCAGACAATCAATGACTATAAGGCTATAGAGCGTTGGAATGAAGGCAAGATTGAGTTGCTATTGATTCACCCCAAGTCCGCTGGGCATGGCTTAAATCTTCAGCATGGTGGTAGCAAAATGGTGTTTGTATCTTTGCCTTGGAGCTTAGAGTTATTTGAGCAAACCATAGGCAGATTGCACCGGGGTGGGCAAAAGCACGATGTCTGGTGCTATGTTCTATTAACAAATAAAACGATTGATGAACGTATTTGGGCGGCTTTAGCTGATAAAAGGGCTATTTCAGACATTGCAATTGAAGAACTTAAATAAATTTGTTGCATTACCAATAAATCTGTTACACTAAAATCCTTGAAAGGAATTAAAAATGAATTGGATTAAACAAACACCTAAAGCAAGTGACTATAGTTGGAGAACTTTGACGACTATTTTGTCTAATCTTGGAGAAGAAGAAGTATTGGAATTGCTTAAATCAGAAAAGAAAAATGAAAAGCGCTGGTCTATTTTGCAACGTCTACATCAGCGATACAACACTTTGCGAGTAGCAAGAGAACGCGTAGAGTTATTTGCGGTCACTAAAAAATGAACGAAGTTGAAAAGATGCTGATTGATGGCACAACGGCATATATGACACCAGAAGTAATCGTCATATTTAAAGTAGAACCCAGTTATGACGCGATAGCTAAAGCGCGTGAAATATTGGATAGTGTTACAGATACCTTAATTTTGAGGCAACTGGAAAAGTAGTAAATGATTAACTAGAGGAAAAATCATGGCACATGAATTAACGCAACGTAGTAACGGATTTGTTGAAATGGCTTTTGTAGGTGAAACCCCTTGGCATAAGCTAGGGCAAGAGCTTGAAGAAGGCGCAAGCATTGAACAATGGCAAGTAGCCGCTGGCATGGATTGGAGCATTGAGCGTTCACCTGTTCGCTTTAATGCACAAGGCAACGACCAAATTTATTCAGGGCAAAGTGTTTTGTATCGTTCTGACGACAATACCCCATTGTCTGTTGTATCAAATCGTTATAAACCAGTTCAACCTAGAGAAGTTCTTGGGTTCTTCCGTGATTTAGTGGCAGAGAACGGCTTTAAGATTCACACGGCTGGCACTCTTATGGGTGGCAAACGGATGTGGGCATTAGCTGAAACAGGTAAGTTTGGCGAAGTTTGCAAAGGTGATGGCATCGGCGGTTTCTTATTGCTATCTACTTCTTGCGACAAGACACTAGCTACTACTGCTAGGTTCACAACAGTTCGCGTAGTGTGTAATAACACCCTTACAGCGGCGGTTAACCGCGATGTGAACCAAGTGTCATTTAGCCATATTCAGCAATTTGACCATGTAGCGGTTAAAGCCCAACTTGGTAATGCGGTGGAGAGCTTTGGCTCATTTATGGAAATGGCAAAACATCTGCAAAAAGCAAAGTTAAGCGCTGAAGAAGCAAAAGATTTTGTAAGTTTTTTAGTGGCTACTTCAGTTCAATTAGCTGATGAAGAATATGACGTAACCACCAATCGAGCATATAAAAAGATTTTGGCGCTTTTTAATGAAGAAGCTAAAGGCATTGAGTTAGTAGGTCATACCAAATGGGGTATGGTTAACGCGGTTACAGAATACTACGACCACTTTAACCCTACAAGATCAGACGATGCACGGCTTAATAGCGCATGGTTTGGGGCTGGCGAACGCGCTAAGAACCAAGCTTTAGACCTTTTATTAGTTTAATTAGGAGATAGCATGAACGAACATATCTGGACAGCAAGTGGGACTGACATCGAAGAACGCTGGATCAAACAGTACGGATGGGTTCGCCCTTCCGAACAGCCTGAGTATCAGGCAAAGTACAAGTATTATCAAGAGCTTCCTTTGCGGAAGTTAGACGATGTAGCAAAAGCCCAGTACGAAAGTGTTTTAAAAAGGGCAAAAGTAGTACGCATTAAATGAACGATATAGCCATGCTATTTGCTTTTTTGGTAATAGCTGGCTTTATCTTAATTATTATTTTATACGCTAGAGGATATAAAAAATGAACGACCTTTCACACGATATTAAACACGCAAGACAGTTACTTAGCCACATAGAGATATTGGATAATAACGCCCATATCAATGGCTATAAACCAATCTATGATGCAGTTCAAGAGCTACAAATTTGTATTCAACTATTACTTATAAAGACAGCAGACTACGCATGACTACTTTTACCACCAGCGACAGAGAAGAAGCTGAAAGAGAGCCAGTTCCTTTTTTTGGTTGGATTGACAAAGAAGATACTGAAATGATACTTAGACAACAGCTTCGGGTCATGCAAACTGAAATAGAAGCGTTGAAAGCCAAGCTAAAGCAATATCACTTAAAAGAAGATTTAGATAGAAACCTAAATTTAATTTATGGCAAGGAGTTTATTAAATGAACAATGAACCAGTAGCGTGGATGAATCCTAAAACTTTAGAGTGCGGATATGGTGGTGAAATTGATTGGGAAGATACAGGATGTATTCCACTCTACACCCATCCAGCAGACCGCATAGCTGAATTGGAACAAGCGTTAGAAAACATCATAGCTATTTCTGACAGAAAACATGACGCATGGGACAAGGCTAAAGAATTACTAAAGAAAGCGAGTGAGAAATGAACTTTATAAACTGGGTATTTGATGGCAGTTTTAAATGGTGGTTACTTGCAGTTGTGATTGTTTACATTATTGCTAGATTTATTTAAAGAAAAATTCTAAATTCAAGAATATTGAATACTTATACTTAGTATATTGTTGTATATCTATCGCCATTGATGCTTTTTAATAACTTGCTCCGATTCGTAATCGGTATGGCAAAAGGCGTTACAAAATAGCCCTTTAACAATATTATCATTGCAATATAGACAACGCCCAGTAAAAGAATGATTTTTGGGTTTAGAACGAGCAATTTGAATAGCTAAATCCCGATCCCGTTCTTCATTGTCTGAAGCCATATCGTAAATATCGGTCATACCAGCCCATCAAATAATTTTTCTTCAGCTTGTCTACGCCTAAGTAGTCCAGCCATGTGGCGACCAGCCGCCATATCCCATTTTTCAAATTCTAATGCCGCACCTTTCATATCGCCAGCATTAATTTTTTTTAATAGGGTAGAACCAGCAAAGTTTCCTGCTCCAACATTAAAAACAAAGTCTACAAGGGCATCAAATTCATCTTGAGTTATGTCTGTATGTATTTTATTAGCTACTGTCATTTCTGATTTTTGAACATCTTGCATTAATAATTCTTCAGCTTGTTCTTGAGTTATGGTCATATTGGGATGAACATCAGAACCAGTATGCCCATAACCAACAGTCCAAGGGCTACCACCAGTTCCCGGATCAGGATAAGAAGTAAGTCTGCATCCTTCAAAACTTTCTGTAAGATGAAGCCCATTTTTAGAATAAATCATTTAGCTACCGCATCATATTGAGCATAGCAAGCTTCTAATCCAGTTCTTATTTGGTCTGCTCTGGAAGCTTCCCTAATAAGAAATTCTGCATCCTCGGCAGAAAGGGCTGTCCCAGTTCCATTTTGTCCATTACTGGAGCTTTGGCTACGATTGGGTCTGTTCCGCAAGCTGATAAGAGCATCAGCAAGCTGGGAATTAATATTAGCAATTTGAGCATCTTTAGCCTTCCTTATTTTGTCAGTATCTTCTTGGCTTTGAACTTCTTTATCATGGACAGCTTTAGCTTGAGCTACTTTATAAGCATCCAATTTATAAGATTCATATTTTCCATAACCAATGCCACCCATTGCTAAAACAGCAAGACCAATCATTATGTAACTGTTTATGGATAAAGGAAACATTATTGAATAGGCTTTGATGTCACAAAGCGAAGTACAGCAACGATAATGCCAATAGCAATAAAGCTAATGCCATAATATTTTGGATCAATAATGTTTTGGACATAAGAAAAATTATCTGCTAAAGCACCAAATATAACAAGAAGCAAGGAAAACCACATAGTCCTTGATTTGTGCATTGCTTTCATTTTTTTTTCAAAATAGGCTTTTTGATAGTTTTTTTAACTGCTATTGGTTTTTTAACAGTTTTCTTAACTGCTGGTTTCTTTTTAACAGAAAAAACTGGAATAATAGCTGGTTCAGGTTTTTTACGAAGTAAAGCACAAATAGTTTTAAACATTTTTATCTGCCTTTCTATCCAACTTATCATCTATTTTGTCTAATTTTGCAAAAATAGCGGCGGCAATTTTATCAAAATCTGTTTTAGACATATAGTTTCCAGCTATAAGAATTTCGATGGTGTTTACTTTTTCTACCAAAATCTTATCTGCCGCTTGTAAATCTTTAACTGCATCCCAAATAACTTTTAGAACCCATCCGCCCAAAGCACCACATAAAGCTAACGCATAATTAAAAAGTGTTTGGTCGAACATAAAAAGCCTTTTTATAAATAATTTTTAACAATCTCTGGTTTTACAAAACTATTAGGATTATGTTCTGTTACTTCCCACCAAAGAAACTGATTTTTTGATAGATTATCACGATTTTCAAGTAAATTGGTGTTTTCTGGATGTCCAAATATTAAAGGGTCTGATACTGACCAAAGAACAATGCCCGATTTTTTTTCATCCCAAGCTAAATGCTGAAAAAAGCTGTCTACGCCAATCCAGATTCGACATTCTTGAATTAACTTTCTAAGTTCTGGGATTGGCAAATTTTTACGAAAATCAGGCACTAATTGTTCTTCCCCTTCTACGCCTATTTGAATAATTGGATCATCAATAAGAGCTATTAATTCTTTCCAATAGGGATAGTTTTTAGGGTTTTCTTTGCCATTTCTTAATGATTTTGCAAAAGGATGAATGATTATCATAAATATAGTTTCCTATAAGCATTTTCTAATGTATCAGTCCACTTCCATTGATCCATCTTGCCATAGATATTCCATTGATCTATGTTACCAAAAAGGTGCTGTGCTTCAGCTATAGAACGACAAGGGATTATTTCAGGAT